TTGTCAAGTGATCCACCAGGTTGAAAACCAAATGTGGTATCATTATCTGATGGTTGTATTAACTTACCGTCTGGTGTTCTAATAAAGTCTTTAACGGGTGTTTGTTTATTTGGTAATGAATTTACCAGGTCGTTGAAGTCAGCTTGATCAGTTACTTCACCTTGTGTGATAGCATTATCAGAACTTGTAAGTTTAGATTCATTTTGTAGCATTAACCCAGCTTTTTCAACCATTCGTTTTCTTGCTTCGTCTACTTTTCTTCTGGTCTCTTCTTCTTTAGATACAACAGTTACTGCTTTTGTAGGTGCTATTTTTTGGAATGGGTCTAATGCATTTTCTAATGCTTCCATCCAATCAGATATCATTTTAAATGGGGTTATCTCTACACTACCATCTTCATTAATGGTAATTAAGTCTGACATAAACCCTGGTAGCATATTTTTTAAACCTACCATTGCTTTACGGTACGTATCTTTAGCCCAACTACCAAAATCTCCAACCCAGTCCCTTGTCGTTACTTCTTCTTCACCCTTATCGTTTGTTTTAGTTGTAAACAATAATGTGTTTATAACGTCTAAACCTATACTAATAGCTGTACCAACTCCTGGAAAGAAAGCTGATATACCAGATGCTATATTTAATATGGCTTGTGCCCAACCTGATGCAGTTTTACTACCACTAAAGAAAAATTCACCAGCTGCACCAAAACTTAATAATGAACCAATTAAAGGTAATCTTTTTAATAACGGGTTGGATTTTAAAACCTGTGAAGTAATTTTACCTGTAGTGCCACCTAACTTTAATAAACTTGCAAATACAAGTTTACTACTCTTTAACATTGCAGATAATACATTACCACCAACGTTCTTTGGAATAGTTTCAGTTCCAAACTTTCTTTCCATTAAAGCCTCAACAATATTCATACCACCGAATATTTTAGCTTTTGTATCGCCAGGTATTGGGAATAAACCAACTATACCCTGTACTAAATTGTTTATACCACCTATGGCATTGCCTGATTGGAAAGCTGTGTAAGCATCCCACATGGACAATATTGGTCCAATAATTGGTAAAGAGTGTAATTTTGGTTGTATTGTGGCATATGCTATCTTAAACAGGTCTGTACCTATAGCCTTAAAATTACCCTTCTTTAGGTCATTGAATAGTTTACCGAAATCACCTTTTATTACACTAGAAATTAAACCACCTAAACCAGCTATAACACCTAACACTGTTAATATACCGGGTCCTAAAATTTTACTCAACCAACTCTTACCTTGCTTTTCTTTGTTATCGTCTTGTTTTTTATCATTATCATTTTCTGGCTTTAAAAACATTGATAAATCTTTAGCAGCTTTTCTACCAAACCCAGCAATAATAACTTCTTTAGGTTGTTCAACAACCTCTTTAGGTTTGTCTTCTTTATCTTGTTTTTCTTTAGTTTCTTGTATACTGGCTTGTTGCAAAGCAATAAGCTTTTCTAAATTTTCGTTAGTCTTCTTATTTTTATCAACTACATTGTCCTTAACATTAGCAACCTTTTGAATTGTATCTTGTTTAGCTTCTTTCTTTTTAAGTGTTTTATCAGCTAACTTATCAGACACTTTAGACAGTAATAGTATAGCCTCTGATAGAGTATTACCGTAAGTTTCTGCCATTTAAATATTTAATGGCGGAGTTATACTACAAAAAAGTTTGGAATAATGTCAATATATACGTTTGTATTAGGAATCTTAGTATATTCCTTTTCTAAATCTCTTAATACATTGATTTGCTCAATAACACCTGTAAATTCCGAGGTATCTAATGATTCTATTAACTCAATTCCTTGAGCAATATCGTCTTTAAGCTTTAACTGGCTACCAGTGCTCTTTACTTCAATCTTATCAATAAACTTAAAGATTTCATAAGAGTATAAGTCACTAATTAACGACTTCAATTTAGTGCTTCTTGCCGTTTCATCTTTATACTTCTTTAATAGTATAGAATTAATCTTATTGTCGTAATCAATTGATGGGTTAACAATGTATATTTTAAAGTTAGCTGATTCTATTACTGTTGGTTGGAATTTACTGGTATTAGATCTGTTAGCATTAATAACATCACTAATGTTATACGTTACATCGTCAATGGTAATTTGATCTTTTAACTTAGACCTTAAAGCTAGGGCAAAACTTACTCTATCTATGGTATCGTAATTGCTAAGACTATCTGATAAGTTGTCTTCAAGTATTTTTGCAAAGGTATTGTTAAAGAATAATACAGAAAGGTTTGAATCAACGGCTGACTCAATAATAGTTTTTTGTTGTGCCAAAGTTAATGGCTTTAATTGAACTTCTTTACCTTGAGAGGGTACGTATACTGTTAAGCCGGTTTTTACTTTTTTGATCTCAGCTAAAACATCATTAAAATTGTTACTCATACTATATTTTAAGCTATATCCACTGATTTACCACCTTGTTCGCCACCCTTGTCTTTCATTTCTTTAGCAAATTTGTTTAACATAATCTTACTTTCTGGATATGTCACTGAATTTAAATCATTACTATTATAGTTTAAATGACGTCTTAAATTATACTCTAAATCTAGTACCGTTTCTATTTTTTCATCAAATATAAATTTTAAAAAGTAAAGAAACGAAGTATCAAACAAGTTAAGTTTAAAATTATCTATTGTTGGTATGGTTAAATTAAAATCTATACAGTTATCGTAAATTGCCTTATAAACTTCAAGCAGTGGTATGCTTGGTAACGAGTTTAATATTTCCATTTTTTGTTCACTGGTAAAATTTTTTACATTTATTTCTTTACCACCAATGGAAATAGATAATAAACTTTCACATATACAGTTTACAAAGTCATTTTGGTCAATAACAAAGTTGTTTGGTAGCCCAAACGTTAAAATAGTGTTGTCCAATTTGTACTCAAAAGGTTCTTGGTTGTATGTAAGTTTTGATACAAGAAAATTTGTGTTTAAATTAATACTCTTTTTATCGTAGTTAATTTTTACTTCAGTGCCTAAAGTTAAACTACGTATGTTTAATAATAAAATAATTTTTTCATGCACATTTAACGTAGGAGTTCCTTCAACGTAGGTATCAATAATTTTATTAAACAAGTTGCTTAGATTCCTTGCATTAGTTTGGTTATAAAACGATTTACATATATTTTTATAATCATTAAAGGAAATTTCCTTCAAGTTAACTGTTTTGTCACCCAAAACAATAGGAAAAGAAAAATTAAAACTCATCTCTGGAATGGAGATATTTTAGGAACGTTCCCATTACCTAAAGTTGTTATAATATCTGGTAGTGGGATGTAAAGATTATCTGCTACAGTGTAGTAATTATATAAAAAGGGAACGTCATAAGCTTCATAAGTTTCTGTATCATAGGTTAAACTACGTGTACCTACTGATAAAGGAACACAATCATAAAAATGCCATACTTTTCTAGGTATTTGAGATACATTTTGATACGTTCTAGAGTACTGCATTATAGTGATATTGCATTTTATGCTTTCTTTTGTACCAGGTGCACCTCTATATACAAAACCTTTATGAGCCCCTAATATCACCCAAGGTCTCATTATCATATCTGTAAATGAAGTGTTAGTTTCTCTAAATCTTAAAGTTAAATTGTTTGAAGCAAAAGCATCTCTATTTTCTAATATACCACCTTGTACAAAACCTCTGTTGTTATCAATAGAAGCTGTTCCTGCTGTCAATGTTTCGTTGGGAATTTCAGCACCATCTAAGAATATACAACCAACTACATTTTGTAATGGGTAATTTGTTAGTGCTGTCCTTGCATTGTCTATATTCCACCCAGATCCTGAACCGTCATATGCTTTGACTGGTTCAAGGTTTTGCATTGTAGCCGTTGTTAATGATGGTGGGAATTGTTCTATGATAGCTATAAACTGTGTTCTTAGTGGTATGGTAGCTACCCAAGACTCTAAAGTAGTTAGGAAGTAATCTCTAAAACTAATTAAGGGAACTCCAGGTATAGCCACGTTTGAAACTATTGTGCTTGGTGCAGCAAGAGTTCCTGGTTGGTTAATTCCACCAAGTGTTGCTAATGCTGTTGTTGCATTACCTACTGCATTTAATATACCTGACATTCAAATATTTAATCACAAAAAACGCTGTACAAACTAATGTACAGCGTTACTATAATAAATGTGTATAACTATTAACCTGTTTTTAACCAATAGTGATAAGCTACTGTAACGTCAAAATTCTGAATTTCGCCTGTTGAAGTGATATCATAATTAAGAGCTCCTACTTCTCTAATGCTTGCACCTACTAATTGATATTGAGCAACTTTGTTTAACTGCTTATCTAATTGAATTAGATCAATTACAGCTGATTGTTTAGGTGTAAAATAGTTACCTGTGCTTGTTGCATCATTAAATGTGTCATTTAAAACTGCTAAAAACTTTTGTCTAATAACTTGTGCAGCATCAGCGTAAAAATTAATAACATATGCTTCACTTCCTGGGTATTGTGAAACACCTGGAATGTTAAAATTTAAGCCCATATAAGGTGCTTGAACATTGGTTATTGTCTTAGCAGGCAAACTTGCTGTTCTAGCATATACTAAGTCATTTTGCGATATTACCTGTGAAGTAGCACTGCCGAAATTGATGTTCAGCACTCTAAACAAGTTAGAACGTGAAAAATCATTTGCTTGTGCCTGTGTATAAAAATCTTGTATTGTTTGGTTTACGTCTGCCATATTATTATTTAGTTATCCAAGTATCAATTGCTGGTCTTGTGTTGATGTTTTACTGTCTAACAAGATATTCTTTATTTTAACGTCATTTTTTGAATACCAGACGTTGTTAATCTGGTAACCTACTGAGGTTACCTCTTGGATAACCCCAGAACGTTCATTTTCATCAAATGACGTGGTAAAGAATACGGTTTGGCCTTTTGTCATAAAGTATTAACCGACCAGTTCACTGAAGTCTTGACTTGTTTGGGTTGCGTAGAAGTTGACTAATATGAACTCAGCCGTTCTAACTGGCTTTAAGTAAATATCAACAACTAATTCGTTTGCATCAATGACTGATGGTGGATTGTTACGTTCATCGCATACAATTAAGAAGTCATACAAGCCTTCTGTGTTCTTAGCGTTAGTAAAGATAGGTGTTAATGTATTGATTACTCGTGTTCTTGTTAACACTGTGTTTGGTTCAAATACAAAGTACTTGACTGTTGCAGCTGTTGCTTTTTCAAGATTTAAGAATAGACGTCTTACATTAATTCTATCAAATGCACTTGGTTGTTTTAATAAGGTCTTTTGACCATATATTACAAACCCCTCATTCGGGAAGAACGCTACAGGGTTAACTGAAATATTATATAACTGATCTCTTTGTTTCTGGTTTGGATATAATGCTAAATCAGTAATGCCTGTACCAGTTAAGTTACCCTTTGTAAAGCCTGCTGGGGCAATCCAAGGTTGGTAATTTGTATCTGTATTAGCCATTGCAGCTGCAGCAAATCCAGAGAATGGAGCCCATACAAAGTTGCCTAAGTTGTTATCAAATACTTGACCCCATGTACCGTAAGTTGTTGCATAGCTTGTATTAAATGGAGCTAATACATTTTGTATTGGTAGATAAATGTTTACTGGGAAGTTGTTATTTGGGTTAGACAACGTCAAGTAATTGCTACCTTGTACAAAAATATTTCTTGGTAAGTCAGCAATAAAGAGTAGATCTTTTCTTTGTAGACCGGCAAAACCAGCGTAAAGATTGAATATTGTTCCCCAATTTGCGGCGTATAACGTTGCATCTGGTGACATATCAGTAAAGTTATTAACTGCTAAACCAGATACTGCATTAACAACGATTGAATCATCAAAGTAAATTTGAGTTGATGATAATGTTGCTTGTGTTTGTATCCACTGACTGTTTGCAAATATTGTTGACATACCTGCATCAATTGCAATATCAATATTATATTGCTCAGTGTTTGAAGCAATGTCAAACATTCTGTTTAGCTTTGTAGGTATTGAACCTAAATCTTTTGTTTGTGTATTTGTATTAGCATATGCACCAACTGTAAACAATGCATCTACATTGCCTAAAGCTGTATACGATTTAAGTAATGAACCTGATAAAGCTTGAATTTGAGCTGTAGCTGTATTTGGATTGTTAATACCAAACTGTACTGATAACTGTTGCAATAACGTTGTTGGGTTTGCATAACCACTTGTAATTGTTCTTGCAAAGTTGGAAGGGCTACCAACATTGTTTAACCAAGTTTGACCATTCTTGTGTGAAATAAAGTCATTGACTAAGATTTCAATGTTTGGTGATGGTAAGCTTACATTGTCAATAAAGAAGCTTTGTGGGTTACCACCGTTAGATGGGTTAATTTGTCTCCAATAATCTAATGAACCAACATAATTTTCTACAAATGTGTAAGATAATTGAGTTGTTGTAGGGTTGTAATTAGATTGGTTAAGTTTAAACAAACCAAATATTAAAGTGTCTTTAAATGTATCTGTACCAATATTAAATGATGGTGAAGTTTCTAATACTTGAGATATACTTGAACCAACATTTGATGTTGCATTGTTATTAGCCGGTGAATATGCGTTTTCAGATTGTGATGAAAGAGCAAATGCTAATCTTGTTGTTGGGATGTTTACGTAATTTTGTGTATAATTTGCACTAAATGCAACTGTTTCAACTGCTAATAAATCTGTAAAGTTAGAAGCTGGATTAATGTTTGAATTATCAGCAATACCAACATAATAGCCTTGGAATGAATTGTCAACTGCTGTTTGACCAGAATTTAAAACAATAATACCTGCATTACCAAATTGATTAATGTTGTTAAACGACGGTAGAGCTTGGTTACTCCAATTAATTCCTCTACCACCTTGTAAAGCGTTATACTGTGAAGGCGATAATTCAAAGTGAGTTGGCTCACCAATTAGATACATTACATTTGCTGAATTTGAATTCAGATATGTTAAAGCTTTACCGTAATTTGAATTTGTACCGTTCTGCCAATTTACGTCAACTGCTGTAACTGGGTAAACTAATGCACCGTAATTGGAACCAAAACCTTGTCCATTAGAACTACCATATGGTAATCTATATGCATTCACCACTGCGTTGGTGTTGAATAGAGGTTGTACTGATTCGTAAAAATATCTTTCTGCTGCATTGGTAGGTGTACCAAAAATGTTTTGCCATTCTGCTATACTCGTTACAGTAATAATTTCATCGGTTGGACCTTGTGGGGCATAGCCTGCGACTAAAATGCTTGTACCAGTCGGTATGTTTGCTGTTTGACTTAGATCGACTTCATTGATCTGAACACCGGGTGACGTAATTGAGAGAGCCATATGTTATTATTTATATTCTGTGGACAACTTTTTATATCAAACT